AGGCAACGGTGCCCGTGGTCGTCGTCGGCGTGCCGCTCAGGGTCGCGGCGAGCACGGTGTTATCGAGCGAGCCCATGCCGCACTCGAGGAAATCGGTGTGGTCGGGCAGCGTGTTCAGGATGCCCGAGGGATAGAAGATGCCGCCCATCCCCCAGTCGCCCGTCGTGCGCCGCGTGAAGCGGGTGACCTGTGACGGGTGCTGCAACCGCTCAGGGCTGTCCACGCGGTTGCGCGGGCTGTAGTTCAACTTCACCATCAGGTGGCGAATCGCATCCGTCGCGGCGAACGTCGGCGCCGTGCCATACGCCGACTGTTTCGCGGCGAACACGCGGCCGGTGCGTCCGAGCTGGTAGGTGTTGGGCATGGAACCGTTACTCCTCGTGCTCCGCGGAACGCTCCGTCGACGAGGCCGCCGCGGGCGGCGCGACCTCGGTCACTTCCGTGAAATGCTCCACATGCGCGCCGAGCGCATCGGCGACCGTGACCGCCGCGCGGCCGACGTCCGAGGACGTCGCCGGAACGGCCGGCACCAGCACGCGGTCCAGGTCCTCGACGTCACCGGACCGGTACGTCCTGGTCAACTCGCCGACGTGCACGGTAATGTCGCCGCCGGCGGGCAGCGCGCAGACCACCTGGCGGCCCCTCGCGGACGCCTTCCCACTGCGATTAGCCATTCGGCACTCCGTAACCCCGAATCACGGTGATTTCCGTGTCCACCATCGCCCAGACCTGCCGCCCGTCGAGGGCCTGCAGCTTGCGCGTGAGAATGCGGGTATCCACGGCGCGGCCGCCGCGACTGATGTCCTGCGTCAGCGCCTGCTCGACGTCGGCGCAGAGCCGCAGGTAGGTGCGCAATAGCGCCTCGTCGTCGGTCGTGTCCGCGTCGTGGATCGCGTGAATCGTGATCGGCAGCGTGAGCCGCGTGCGCATGGCGGCCTGATACTGGAAGACGTCCGGCGTCAGCTCGAGCACGATAAAGGGACGCAGGGCCGTCTCACCAATCAGGGCCTCCACGTTCTGGTTCGGGTCCAACTTCACGGCCAGCGCGTCGAGGTCGTGGTGATACCCCGTCGCGACCGAGATCGCCAGGAGCGCCGCCTGGAGCTGCTGCACGATCAGGAATTCGGTCGGCTCAGACATTGCTGCCTTCCGTCGACGCGAACTTCAACTCATGGCCCAATCGCGCGGTGAACGCGGCACGCATCACCTCGACGACGTCGGCGCGATGCGCGTTGAACACATGGCCAATCGACGGCCCGAAGAGTTCAATGATTTTCAGGCGGTGCGTCGTCACCCGGCGAAAGACCCCCGTGTGACCGCTCGGCATGGTCGCGATGAATGCGCTGCCCACGCGCCCGCGCCCTTTCGAACCGATGCGGTAGCTGACGCCCTTGCCCTTCCCGTAGGAGGGAATCGGCCCTTTGGCACCGAAGTCATACAACGGACGCCGGCGAAGGCTCGCGACCAGGCGCACCTGGAGGCGATCCGGCCGCGCCTGTTCGGTCGTGATCGCTTCCTTCGCATCCCGCGCCCGCAGTCCCATATCCTTTGCGAGACGGGAGGCCATGTCGGCGCGGCCGGTCGTCAGCGCACGATTCAGTGCGCGGGCCGTGCCCCGCGCGGTGCGCGCCGGCGCCGACTGCATCGCCTGAATCGCCTTCTCGGCGTCGAATTCGATCGTGAGGGGTTCCGGCATTACGCGCCCTGCGCTTTCACGATGACGCGCAGCTGGTCCGCGTCGGAGCGGTCCACACCGTCCACCACCCACGTCCTGGCCACCGTGCCACCAGGCGCCGGCGCCACGATGACCGAGCCGCGCGGCACCGACGGCACGTCCGCGACCGGGAGCGCCAGGATGCGGCGCGGTTCGCGTCGTTGAAAGTCACGACCGACGGGGAGCTGCTCCTCGACGGTCGCGACCCAGATCGCGGTCGTGTGCACCGCGAGCCCACCGTCAGGCGTGACGATCGCCGGGACAGCCAGCGTGGCCATCGCGACGTCGAGCGCCAGCGAGCGGAGGGCGGTAATGTCCATCAGCGGCCTCGGCCTTACGCGTAAACGACGTAGGCTTCGGACGCCGCGGTGACGTTGGTGAACCGAATGCGCACCAGCTTCGAGGAGTTCTGCCCGATGATGCGGGACGCCGCCGTCTGGTTCGCGTCGAACCCACCACCGGTGCCGGCGGTCAGCGTGATCGTCTCCGCTGCGTCCGCGCCGTTGGTGATGAGGCAGTCGACGACATCGCCGACACGAACGCCAGGCAGGGCCGCGACGAGCGCCGCCGCCGTCGGGAGGACATCCGTGCGCGACGCCCCGTTGGGGTCCCGGACGAGGTTGCCGCCGATGATTCCCGCCGCGGTGAAGGTGCGCGGACCCGCCGTGGCGTCCGACGTCGCCGCCGGACGTCCGTCGAACTCGAGGAGCGCCGAGCCGACGAGCCGCACGTAGCCGCTCGCGGAGGGATTCGCCGCGGCGGCGACCGCGTAGCCGATGAACCGCAGCCCAGAGCCCGGTACGTTCGTGCAGACCGCGTTCGCGTTGTCCCAGTAAATCTTGTCGCCCTCGGCCCACGCCTGCGCCGACGTCTTGAGCAGGAACCACACGCCGACGACGTCACCGACGAATGTCAAGCCGGCCGCGACGGTTTCGAGCGCGACGGCGAAGATAGTGCCAATAAGCACGCCCAGCCCAGTGGTGACGCCGCCCGTCGGCGCGGTGAGGGTGATCTGCCGACCCGGACTCACGAAGTTCTTTGCCATGTCTGGTCTACTCCTTGCGGCGTTTGGGGGCCCGCCGTGGCCTGTCAGGTGTAGACACCCCCGCGCACGAACGCGCGGCGGGTGTCGCTAGATAACCGGGTCGAAGATCTCCTACACGCCCGCGTTCGTCACGGCGCCGCGGAAGTCGACGGCAGCCACACCGTAGTCGAACCGGACCTTCATCTCGGCACCATCAACACGCCAGCCGTCCCGCGATTCCAGCACGGGCGACGACTGGCCTTCGAGGAAGGCGACCTCGACCACGGGCGCGAGGCCCGGGTCGGCGAACAGATACCGGCGCGTGCCGGTCACGCGCGGGGTATCCACGATGTCGTTGAAGAGGCCCGCCAGGGGGTTGGGTTTCATCTGCGACTTGTTCGCCAGTGTGTCCGGGTCATACTCGGACCGGTTGATGATCTTGGCCGGGCCCCCGAGCGCCACGGGCACCACCAGGATGGAGGGGCGCAGATCGATATAGTCGTTGCCCGACACATCCTTCTGGCTGGCCATCGCCACGCGATCGAGATCCAGGGCAGCCGCGGACAGCGCCGCGCCGGTCGTCAGGTTGCCGTGGGTGGCATGGAACAGCGTTAAGCCATCAAGCAGCGTGGGGCCGAGGCCCGCGTTCTGCGCGAGCAGGGCGTAGACGTCAACTTCGATGGACAACGCCGCCGCACGCCCGAACATCTGCGGCAGGCGGGCAAACGCCGACATGTCGTCGTTGATGATCATCTGGCGCGAGACGTTAATGATGTTGCCCTTCGTCGACGCGGTGATCGTCGCCTTTTCGGCGTCGGAAATCGCCTTGTTCTTGAACTCTCCGTTCTCGGGCACCGTGTCGAGGGCGCCAAAACTCCCCATGCGATAGCGGTTTGCGGCGCGGAAATCCGACACCGTGCTCGTAGCGCAGAACCGGCGCCAGGTATCCGGCTGGATGGCGTACGCCGCCTGCAGCATCTTGTGCATCAGGTTCTCGAGCAGCGTCGCGAAGTCGCTCGTGGACTGCGTGGCCCCGCGCACCGTGAAGGCGTCGGACACCAGCCGCATCTTGTCGACGCCGCGCGCCAGGCGGCCGCCGCGCTCGAGCGTCATTCGCGCGAGGTCGAGCAGCGAGAGGCCGCGGAACTCACCCGGATCAAGCGCGGCCCGCTCCACCTTCTCGTATTTGGCGACCAGGTCCGTCGCGCCGGCCTTCATGAGCAGCCAGTTGGTCGCGCCGCGCATGAACTTGTCCTGCGCATCCTCCCCCAACCGCCAGGCCGGTGCGCGTCGGGTGCGCGTCGGACACCTTCTTCATCTCGGCGAAGATGGCCGAGCGCGCCGCCTCGATCGTGGCGCCGGCTTTCACGAGCGTGTCGCCAAAGGCGCGCTCCAGACCCGCCACGCGCACGGCCTCTTCGATGCCCGCGACGCGCAGCCGCTCCGCCTCGATACCCTGCGCCCGCGCCGCCGCCGTCTCCTGTGCAGACGTCTGCACGGGCGCGGCCTGTTCCGCCAGGCGAATCTGCGCGTCGGCGCCGTCGACCTCGGCCATCTTGGCGTCGAAGGCTGTTCGCGCGGCGTCG